CGGGACGTTCCCGCACCAAGGCGCCTTATTAGGGCAACCTCTTAATCGCGCTTTTTAAATCCTAACCCCCAGGAGGAACATTGGCATGAAGTCAAAGACGCGTGAGAGTGACCCCTTGGTTTTAGCCAAGGAGTTCTTCGTTACAAATTTAGTAGGGACCATTTTAGCTCAGGGATCCGGTGACACTTTTTGGGATAGTAAAATAGAGTCTATCTCATATGGCGCCGGCCGGAATCGATACAATCCTTGTACCCATTATAAATGGACGCAAGAAGTATCGATGTATCCACTTACTCAATTTCGTAGGTGGACAACCTCGGACTCTGAATGGGATCACAGTAGTAATCCCGGTACTGGTCCTTACGATAACGAAGACACCTGCCGTAACTGGGTGAGATCAAAAGTCGATCCTCCGGATTGGCGTATGTTTTCACAGCGGGCGATAGAAGCTATGACTCCAACTATGGAGACGGGCTTCTCTCTCGGTAATTTTATGTATGAAATCCGAGAAGTAAAGTCGCTGCTCAAATGGTGGAACAAAGGACGTTCTTGGTTCAAGAACATCTCCGATGTATCTCTCAATTACAGTTTCGGGCTTCGTCCGTTTATTTCGGATCTGCTCGAACTCGCACGTGGTTTGTACGACGTGCGTGACCGCCTAGCCGAACTTAAGTCGGGAGCGGGCAAACTGCAAGTGCGTCATTACTCCGAAGAGGAGAAGTTCCTAGAGTACGAGGGATCATATTTCACTAACAACGGAGAAATCCGCCGTGATTATGAAATACATGTCCCTAGTCTTATACGTACGGCCACTATGACCTACGTATACCAGATGCCAGATATTGACGAGGACCTGTTTTTCTTATACGGGCTCCTCGACTCCCTTGGGTTAAATCTTAATCCAAGAATTATCTGGGATGCGTATCCGCTCACCTTTGTTGTTGATTGGTTCTTCAACGTTGGTGAATTCCTTTCGCAATTGCGGAAGAAATGGATACCGGTCTCGATACACATAAAAGATTTTGGTGTATCGGAAAAATACAACTACTGGGCTAAAGAAAATGTTCAGAAGCTCGGTAAAGTTGATGGACCTCTGGCACCCCTACGTGAATTTTGGGGAAAGAGCTACACTCGGAGACCTTATAAGGTCGATGATCGGTGTTTTTATCCGACCCCGAGTGGCGGACTCACATTACGAAAGTTTTACCTGGGGTCGCTGCTTATTACGCAGCGGATAATCTAGACCTGCCTGAGTCCTTTTACCATTGTGGTAAAACAGGCAACACCTGCCGGAAAACCGGCTACAAACCTTGCGCATTGTTGAGCGCGCAAATGAAGGTGCCACCAGCGGAACCGTGTGGGACTAATGGTAGCTCCTTCTAGCGCATTTACACGCGCATGAAAGGAGACCATCATGTCTTTTTCAACAAACGGCCAGATCGCAGTCGAGGATGCAACACCCGCGACTGTAACCTACTCAGAAGTTCAGAACACCGGTAGTCAGTGTATTTATGCCGATAGGGACCGAGAAGTCGGTATCCCGAGGCAACTGACGATTTCCCATCAGAAGACGGGAAGTGGTGAAGCCGCACGTTTGCGGTCAATGGTCAAATTCTCGAACTCTGTTGAAAACAGTGCTCTTGAAGGCGATATTGTCGAACACCGGATACATCTGGTAATCGACTCGCCCCTTCGTGTGGTCGCTAAGACCGACATCGAAGACGTTTTGGCGCAACTCGTCGATTTTCTTGGCGAGGCGACATTCGTTGACCAAATTATGAACCAAGAGGTCTAATTAGTCGGCCGGTCGGATCCCCAATTGGGGACTGGTGGCTTTTGGAGGTTTTCCATGAAAAATGGTAGCCTGAAAAGCCAAACCGCGACAGAAAGTGATATATTGACTTTTTGTCTCGGCCTTTCGACCAACCTGCTTACTGATATGCTACAGCAAGCGGGACTGGATTTGAAACGCGATTTGCAATCTCTTGTAGATCGCACCCACGCAGAAGGTCTTGGTTTTCTTACCAAGACATTACCAACTATGGGCAAAGCTATACAGCAAGCCCTACTTGGTAATCGACTCTCCATTCCGCAATTTCGTAAAATGCGCGGAACTGTAATCCCTCATTTTATGAAGGGGTTACTTAGTCGCTGTTTTTCAACTGCTGGGGAAATTCGTGAGGACGCGGATATCTGCGCTCTCACTGATTTGATCCAGTTTTGTTTCTTGCATTACAAGTTGGAGGTTCCGTATGATCCAAAGACCAATGACAAAATTCTTAATAAGTTTGTCAATACGGACGCAGAACTTCCCCAAGACTTCAAACATCTTGGGTCTGCTGATGTTCGTCTTGAGCCTAATATTCTCTGTTTGGCTAATGAGCTCATTAAAGAGCTCCTGGCCGGTTTTAATCCAGAGGATATTACCCCTCGTCATGGGCCTGGAGCCGTAGCTACAGGCGAAAGGCCCGATCAAAAGATGCAATTTAAACGCATCTATGAGCCTGTCGAGGAGTTTTACCCTGCTCAGGAATTTTATTTCCTGAACGCGAGGCACTTATTCGACGAATGGGACAAATACTGGTCGTTAGACCATGTAGATGAACCAGTCGCAAAGGTTGCCTTAGTCCCCAAGGATTCTAGAGGTCCTCGGCTTATTTCAGCCGAACCCCTAGAGTTACAATTTATCCAACAGGGTCTAGGTAAAAAGCTTGTCGCATGGATCGAGCGCCATCCACTAACTCGTAGGAAGGTAAATTTTACCAACCAAACGATAAACCGTAAGTTGGCCCTACGTGGGTCAATCGACGGGATGTGGTCAACGCTAGACATGTCAGACGCCTCCGACAGAGTGTCCCTTGCGCTAGTAGCGCGGTTGTTCGAAGGAACTGGATTATATCCTTTTCTTCGGGCACTCCGTTCTGCGAGCACTGTACTGCCTGACGGCAGGGTGGTGCGAATGCGCAAGTATGCCCCGATGGGAAGTGCTCTATGTTTTCCCGTTGAGGCATTGTGCTTTTGGGCACTCGCTGTAGCATGTGTACACGTGGGGGGTGGTGTCGCCCTAGGACGGGCGAAACGCTCTGTTTACGTGTACGGCGACGACATCATTACCAGAGGAGGCTATGAAGAAAGCCTCTTACAGTTCTTTCACTATTTTGGCTTACGCTTTAATAGGAAGAAATGCTGCTATTCCGGTTTATTCCGGGAAAGCTGTGGTTGTGATGCCTACCGTGGGCATATCGTTACACCTATAAAGGTGAAACGACTCCCGCCTAAGGAATTCTTTAGGCGTGGTCCGTCTTCTCCCTCTAGAAGGATACGAGGAAAGAAGTCAGTCCCACCGTTGCCCTCAATTGATGGGGCTCAGTTTGCTTCATGGATCGCAGTTTCAAACCTGCTATTCCAAAAAGGTTACTACCGTGCAGCCGACTATGTAAAAACACACATAGAACGCTCTGTGGGTACGCAAGTACCTTTGTCAATGCGCGATCCCCAGCGGACAATGTTAAATCCGTGGGAAGCGTTAGACAATGACCTTCGCCGGCTTAAAGCCGACGAGGAACCTATCACGATAAGTGATTCGGCTCCTTTATGGTATGTACGGCAAGTTCCTTCCCTTGAAGATCAAATTGATCATTGTAGACTCCCAAGACGCCGATACAATCGGCATCTGCAAAGGTATGAATTTCATACCTTTGTGCTAAGGCCCGTCACGTATATAAATCGTGAGGGCAACTCAGACTGGAGTGAGCTACACCGGCACGTCATCGCCGGTCTCGGGACGAAGCCCTACCAATACGCGTACCTCCGTCGCGTTAAGCT